GACCCGCAGCCTGGAGCAGAACGCAGCCCTATGGGCCAGCCTGGCAGACGTTGCCGCTCAGGTGGTGTGGCATGGCCGCAAGCTGGACGCGGAATCGTGGAAGCACATCTTCAGCAGCAGCCTCAAAAAGCAGGACGTGGTGCCGAACCTGGACGGGACGGGGTTCGTCGTGCTCGGAATCAGCACCAGCAAGATGAGCAAGCGCGAGATGAGCGACCTGATTGAGCTGATCCACGCATTCGGGGCGGAACACGATGTTGAATGGTCGGATGTGGGGGTGGCGGCATGAGCAAAATCACTGAAAGCGCGCGCGGCGAAGATTGCCAGGTACGCATCCCTGGAGTTTGCACCTTCGACCCCGCCAAAACAATCTGGAGCCATGCCCGCCACGGATCGGCCGGCAAGGGCAAAGGGATCAAGGCGCTGGACATCGCAGGCGCCTATGCCTGTACATCCTGTGATGCGGCCTATGACCAGCTTATCGGCGTGCCGCACATGACCCGCTCGGAAGTAGACCTTGACTGGTTCCACGGCCATCTGCGCTCTCTTGTGATATTGGCGAAGAAGGGACTGATTTAATGCTCGATTACTCAGACGTGAAACGCTGGAAGCGCGAGCTGATGCTATCCGACCCCGAGTTCCTGACCGGCCACGGCCGGCTTGAGTCGGTCGAGTTCCATGTGGCCGAGCCATGAGCACATTGGATCTGTTAGCCCGCGCAGAGGTATCTAGCGACCTTGCGCACCATGACTATGATTGCCATGTAGACGTACTAGGGGCGGCAGGGATGGCCGCATCTAGTAACTTCGCGCACATGGCCTTGTTCCGCATCAAGTACATGAACGACGCCACAGAGATTGAAACGGCAAAGCGTCTGTTCGTGATGTGGGCAAGGAGGGCGATGATTAACCGTGGCCTAGACGCAACTGGAACGATGGCGGCACCAGGCAAGCCACAGACACCCAGCGCCAGTAGGGTAGGTGTTCAGGCTTTGACAGCATGGGTCAACGATGTATGCCAAGCATGTAACGGACTCGGGCACCATGTTGTACCTGGGACGCCGACCCTATCACACAAGCCCTGCGGCTCATGCGGTGGCACAGGGCGCAACAGGATCAGGCAACATGGCGATGTTGGCGAGGTGATGAAGGACTTGATGGAGCGGGCTGATTCGGCAGTGGTTACGATCCAGACAGGCATTAAAAATAAATTGGGGAGAGAGTTGAAAAACGTTTGACTTTTTGAAAAGTCAAGTATAATGCACCTAACCACTGACCGCGCTTCATGTAAATCCATGAGGCTCATAACTTAAAAGAGGTGGCACAGTCCGACAGGATTCGTGCGCTCTAAAGAAACAGATATTTGTGGTTATGGGCATTGCGCCCTAAAATTTTCAGCCGCGCACAGGATTGGGACTACCCGATCGGCGCGGCTTCTTTACGTCTGGAATCCACGATGGAGAAAGCCTGTATCACCTGTAGGCACTTCACCGATGGCAGCATCAGCCGGCACGCCACCTACATCGAGCCAGTCTGCACCGTACACGGTGTGGACGATGCCATGTTCGTGCGTCAGTACATCTGCACCCTGGAGGGCCGATTGTGGCAACCGATGAACGCGGCAGCTCAACCGAGCGCGGTTACGGTAGCAGATGGCGTAAGGCTCGCGCTGCCTACCTGACCAAGCACCCGCTATGCACCATGTGCGAGGCGCAGGGCAGGGTGACAGCAGCAACGGTAGTCGACCACATCATCCCGCACAAGAAGGACTGGAAGCTGTTTTGGGATAGCGCCAACAATTGGCAATCCTTGTGCGCACCATGCCACAACAGCACCAAGCAGAGACTAGAGAAGTCGGGCACCGTAGTAGGGTGCGACATCAATGGCCTGCCTGTGGATAGGAACCATCACTGGTACAAATAGCGGGGGGCGGGAGAAAAGTCTCAACCCTTTTCGCTCCGGGACCGGCGAGGTATCCGTCTTTTAACGCTAACACACAACTCGCCATGAAAAGAACCAGAGCAACATCCGCAGCCAGCGCGGTTAAAGCGATGATTGACGCATCCAAAGGAGTGTTGAAGCCGCCGGCGCATGTTCGGCTTCGCGCTGGTGACGAAGTGTTTTGGGATGGGGTTGTGCGCGCGCGCGCGAGGGACGAATGGACGGAGACTGATTTGGTGATTGCCGGTCAGCTTGCCCGCTGCCTGCATGATATTGAAGTTGAGCAGGCTTTTCTTGATGCGCAGGGGTCTGTTGTTGCGAATGACAAAGGCACGATGGTTGTGAATCCTCGCGTGTCTGTGCTTGAACAATACGCCCGACGCGAAATGGCGCTGATGCGTACCCTTCGCATGGGCGGCAGGATTGCCGGTGATGCCAGGAACGAAACAGGACGCCGGATGATTGAGCGGCAATCTTCCAAGATCAAAAAAGAGCTTGAGGAAGATGGGCTGCTTGCGTAATGGCTGCGCGCAAGAAATTAACGCGAGGCGAAAATGTAATTGCCTTCTGCGAGAAATACCTGCTAGTTCCAGAGGGTGACAAGATCGGGCAACCGCTACGGCTCGAACCTTTCCAGAAGAAGTTTATTCTGGAAATTTACGACTCGCCTTATGGAACGCATAGCGCCTATCTGAGCATAGGCCGCAAGAACGGCAAGACCGCGCTGATTGGCTCGTTGTTGCTGGCGCATCTTGTCGGGCCGGAGGCTGTAGAAAACTCGCAGATCATCTCCGGGGCGCAATCGAAAGATCAGGCGGCCGTGGTCTTTGAGCTGGCGCGCAAGATGATCGAAATGTCGCCTGTTTTATCCAAGCTGGCGCGGGTTCAGCCCAGCGGCAAGCGGCTGATAGGGCTGCGCAAGAATGTTTTGTATCGGGCATTGGCAGCGGAAGGCAAGACCGCGCACGGCCTGTCGCCCATCCTTGCAATCTTGGATGAGGTCGGCCAGGTAGTCGGGCCGACGGACAAATTCATTACAGCCATCACGTCGGCACAGGGCGCGTACACAAACCCGCTGTTGATCGCTATCAGCACCCAAGCGCCGACAGACGCTGATTTGTTCTCAACCTGGATTGATTCGCAGAAGAACGCGCCCGATCCGCGCGTGGTGTGCCACGTTTACGCGGCCCCTGAAGATTGCGAACTGGACGACAAGAAAGCATGGGCGGCGGCGAATCCGGCGCTCGGGATATTCCGTTCACTTGATGACGTTGAAAAGCAATGTAAAGCCGCGATGGCGATGCCAGCCAACGAGCCGGAGTTCCGTAACCTGGTATTGAACCAGCGTGTTGAGGCGGTTGCTCCGTTCGTGTCGCGTTCGGTGTGGGAGTCAAATGCTGGTGCGCCAGGCGATGCGAAGGGCTTGAAAGTGTGGGCAGGCTTAGACCTATCGAGCGTCAGCGACCTGACAGCTCTTGTGGCTGTTGATGAAGCGGGCGGCGTGCATTCCAGCTTCTGGCTGCCTAAGCACGGGCTGGCCGAAAAGTCTCGCAAGGATAAAGTGCCTTACGACCTATGGGAAAAGCAAGGATTTTTGCACACCACCCCAGGCAGGGCTATTGAATATGAATTCGTAGCGGAATACTTGCGCGGGTTCTTCGACTCATTCGATGTGCAGGTGCTCGCGTTTGACCGCTACAACATGAAGTTTCTCACGCCGTGGCTGATTAAAGCCGGGTTCGATGATTCAGAACTGGAAAAGTTTGTCGAGTTCGGCCAGGGAACGGCAAGCATGACCCCGGCATTACGTGATTTGGAAGTTCGGCTGCTTAACGGCCAGCTTCGCCACGGGGGCCACCCGATTCTAAATATGTGCTGTGCCAATGCAAAAGTAATTGGCGATTCAGGCGCACGGAAATTCGACAAGAAGCACCAGCGCGGGCGCATTGATGGAATGGTCGCGCTGGCGATGGCTGTTGGCTGCGCCACCTCGCAGACGGAACCAGAAACAAAGAACATCACTCAAGGCTTCGTTGAACTGGATTAGTCGGGTGGCTTTCCGTACTTCGGCAGGTTCATGCAGACAGCGGAAGCAGCAAGCGCAATCGAAACCGGGATAGGGTTGATACCTTTCTCCCAATTGGTGATGGACCGCTTGCTGCACCCCAGCCGCAAGGCCGCTTCGGACTGTGACCAGCCGAAACGCTTGCGCAGTTCGATTAGCTCAGTGGCGTTCATGCCGTAAGCGCAGGCTGCTCGTTGTGTTCGAGCGTTTTGGTAGTTGGGTACGAATCAAGGAATGGGATTTCAGGACGTTCGCCGCGCAGTGCGTGGTAGGCGAGTTGCACCTTGGCCGTGTGGATGATCTTTCCGGCTGTGTTGTTGATTTCTACTGCATCTTTGGCTTCCATTGTGCCATCGCGCAGGCCGTTGAATACGTTGATAAGGTCGTCACGAACTTCGGTAATAGTGGTCATTTTTTCACTTCCTTAAGTTTGCGCGTGATTTGAACCTGCACGCGCTTCAGGTCGATAAGGGATTGCGGTACTTCTTTGATCGGTGTTCCTACCGTGATTAGGTTTTTTACATAACCGTATGTGAGTTTTTTATTTCTGTCTTTGCTAGAAGCACGCACCTTTTCAGGATTTTCATCGCGCCAAGCCTGTTGCCTGGCACGCACCTTTTCAGGATTTTCATCGCGCCATGCTTTTGAGCACGCGCGTGCTTTTTCTGGATTTGCTTTTCGCCAAGCCCTATTGCTTTGCAGAATCTTTTCTGGATTTGCTTTTTTCCAGGCTCTTTGACTGGCTAAACACTTTTCGCGGTTTCTTTCATAGCAAGACTTTGATCTTGCAAGATACTTTGCGCGGTTTTGTTCTTTATAAGCC